GAAGATGCTGTTATCAGCATTGCCGACATGCTTACCCGGTCGATTGCGTATCAGTTCGCACGCAATGAGGACCTTGCAGGCTTTCTCGGTGATGGGACCAGCACTTACGGCGCAATCGTCGGGCTTGCAAATGCTCTCGGCTCGGCGTCCAAAGTCACAGCAACCGGCAACACAACCTTCGGTGCGTTGACCATGGCAAACTTTGAATCTTGCATCGCAATTCGCAAGATGTGGGCGGGATCAACGCCAAGTTGGTACATCTCCCAAGTCGGCTGGGCCAACTCAATGCAAAGATTGATGGATGCCTATTCTGGCAATACCATCATGACCATCTCAGACGGCTCGGCAGGACCTTCGGGAATGCCTCGATTGTCATTCCTTGGCTTTCCGGTTGTCATTAGCCAAGTGCTTGAGTCGAGGTCTTCTGGAACCACCGGAGGTAACGCCTGTTTCTTCGGAGACCTCAACCAAAGCGTGATGATGGGCACGCATAGAGGGCTTTCGGTACAGACCGATCAAAGCCTTTACTTCAATTATGACGCCATCGCAGTGCGTGCAACCGAACGCTTTGACGTTAACGTTCATGATCGAGGCGACTCGACCAACGCAGGCGGCTTGGTTGCCTTGGTTTTCGGCTAGTCCCCTGTTTGCTCCAGTGGGCTTGGGGCTATCTCAATCGAGATAGCCCCTTTTTAAAAAACGACAGTCACAAAAAGGAAAATAAAATGAAATCAAGTCAGTTTGTAGTACGTTCAATTATGCTCGGACCAGTCACTGCGGCCACTACGGCCAGAACAGCCAACCTTGACACTCAAGGGGCAAAATACGCGACCATCGAGGTTGTTTTGGGTGCTCAGCTTAACACCAATGCAACCGCTCCAACGATTTCGATCAGCGAATCAGATACCACGGTGGCAACGACCTTCGCGACGTTCAACAGTTCGTTTTCAACGAGCCAGGCGAATGTTGCCGCAACGGTTGGAGCGTATCACGTTGATTTGAAGGGTCGCAAGCGATATTTGCGACTTACTCTGACTCCAGATACAACCACCAACGGGGCTGTGCTTAGTTCCGTTGTTGGAATCCTGGACAAGGAAATCAGATCAGCCAATAGCGGCAACGCTGATACCGTTGTTGTCGGCTAGTTCAAACCACTGGAGCAAAACAGATGGGTCTTATCAAGAACGTCAAAGCATGTGCGGTGATGACCGCTGGGCGATACGAGAACACTTGGTGTCGCAATCAAATTGAAGCAGCATTGAGGTCTTTGGGCATCCCGTTTACAGTTTCTGGCGGCGTTTATTATGGCCAATGCATGCAAAAAATGCTCGAATCGGCAATTGAGCAAGGAGTCGAGTACGCTATCACCGTTGACGGGGATAGCGTATTTACCCCAGGTCAATTGCAGAGGCTTCTAGGTATCGCGGTGCAAGAGTCGCACAAGATCGACGCCATTGCAGCAATGCAAGTGCGAAGAGGCGCAAAAACGATGCTAGGCACCATATCAGGCAGGCTATCCGCAGAATGGGACGGTTATCCTCTCAAAGTGGATACCGCTCATTTTGGATTGACGATTATCGACCTAGCAAAGCTTGCCGACACGCCAAAACCTTGGTTTTTTTGTCAACCAGACGTCCAAGGTCAATGGGGCGATGGTCGGATTGATTCCGACGTATGGTTTTGGAAGCAATGGGTCAAGGCTGGCAACACGATTTACATCGATCCGGGCACTAGGATCGGGCACGTTGAAGAGATGGTTGTCATGCACGATGAAAGCCTTCAAGTAAAACACGTTTACCCGGCTGACTGGGTGAAAGGAAACTCGGATGTTGACGAAGTTAGTTTTTGTGAGGGCGTGGCGGCGGAAAACACCCGGCTCGACGGTTGAGATTGAAAGCGGCGTTGCAGATTTGCTCGTAAGGCGAAAGGTTGCGGAATATGTCGATACTCAAGCAAAGACGATTGAGCGCGGAGCTGATAACGGCAGCGACCTCGGAGCCGTTGACGCTAGACCAAGCCAAGGCTCAGTTAAACATCGCGACAAACAACAACGACCACGACCTTGAACTGTCGGAATTGATCGCGCAAGCAAGGGAACAATGGGAAGGCGACACCGATACGGTTTGCTGCACCTCGACTTGGCGAGTGCGAAGCGAGTACATGGAGGACGGTCTAAAGCTTCCAAAGAGGCCGATCCAATCCATCGAGTCGATCAAGTATTACGACGGGTCGAATACGCTCCGAACACTGAGTACCGACATCTACAACTTTGACGCGCCGAAACGTGAGATTAGGCGGCAGTTCCTGAAGGTATTTCCTGTCAGTCTTTATCGATGGGACGCCTGGGAAACGATATATGTTTGCGGTTATTCAAAGGATGGCTCATTGGTTCCGGCAATCGCTAAACGGGCTATGCTGTTGCTTGTCGGCTATTACTTTGAGCAACGCGGGGACGCTGACAGCCAACACGACCTTAAAGCTTACGAAAAGCTCGTAGCTCGATTCATGCGAGGCGACTATCCATGATCGCAAGGCCAAGAAAATTTTGCGTTGGCTCTATGCGTCATCGCTGCACGATCCAACAACCGACAGAGACGCAAGACTCAGCGGGCCAGCCGATTGTTACATGGTCGGCATATGTTGCCAACGAGCCTTGCCACTACACGCCAACGGGTGGCTTTGAAGTGATGCGAGGTAAGCAGTTGGAAGCTCGTACGAAGGCAGTTTTTAGGGTTCGATACAGACCTGGCTACAACGCACAAATGCAGGTGGTTTTCCAAGGTGAAAGCTATGGCATAATTGCACTTAATCCGGTCGATGGGCTTATTCGATTTATCGACATCGTTTGTTCGGCGGTGGTTTCATGAGCACATCAATCCAGATTAACGAAGCGCTGATAAAGGCGGTAGGCGATATTCCGATTACGCTTAGAAATGGGCCGCTAGGACGTTGCCTTGGCTCATTCGCAAAGCCTATCGCACAGACGGCAGGCTCATTGGCTACATCGTCTAGGGCCACAGGATCGCGGCTCAAGTGGTCGAAGAAATTTAAGAACAATGCCAAGTCCCAAAACGATTCAAAAAAACACTTCGGGCACAAGGTCCTAAAAAGTGCGGTTGGCGTTCTTGTTGGTGCTACACATCCGCAGGGCAACAAGCAGCAATTCGTCATGCCTGCAAAGCGAGGTCCTAGCTACACCCGGCACAGTTGGGGCTTAGAGGGCTCAACGATTGTCTATACGAGTCGCAGCGGGAACACATTCACGCGAATAAACAACAGCAAAGCGACTGTAGCCAATTTCCCACTAGCAGAACGAGCGACGGTAAAGGCTTACCAGCAATCGGGCGGCTCGGCGGAAGCGGCTTTTCTCGACCAGCTAAACAAGGAAATGAAGGAGCTTCGACTTGGCTAAGAATCTAAAGTTGACCGACAAGGTGACGATTTCAAGCGGGACGACATCGACGGCGTTTACGTTGCAGGGAACCATACCGTTAGCAATCGTCACTCCAGCGGGATTGGCTAGCACGTCGATAACTTTTCAGTGTTCTCTCGACGGTTCAAGCTTTTACGACCTCTACAACGGATCATCGGCGTACTCGCTAACTGTTGCAGCGTCGCGGTACATCGCACTTAATCCAGACGTTTTTGAAGGCGTACGATACATTCGGATCGTCACAGGTTCAAGCGAAACAAGCAAAGACATCTACATTGTCAGCGGGGAGCGGTAAACCTTGTCGGCAATCGGCGAAGCACTGAGAACAAAACTGCTGTCCTACTCGACAGTCTCGACGCTAATCGGGCAGCGAATGTATCCCGATACAGCGGTCGAGGGTGCTACCATTCCGTATATCGTCTACTACGTTAACGGAACCGAACGCGACCACGATCTAGCTGGAGTCGGCAAAACGGCTCACGCAAGAATAACCGTTGAGGCCTACGCTTTAACTCGCAGGACTTGCAATGCAATCAGCAAGGCAATTCGCGAAACTGGAATATCGGCATTTATCGGCACTGTGGACGGCTACGACTTAGACGGCGTAGAGTTTACCGCAGGCGATCAGTATTTGCAGGAACCTCCTACCGATGGAAACCAAGAACATCGGTACGTTGTTAGCTTTGACCTCTTGGTTCATTATGGGGAGCCTTAACTATGGCAGCATTGACGAAAGCACGAACCGGACTTGGGGCGACCATTTCCGGGACCGGGTTAGTTACTACGCAAATTACTTCAATTGGCGGAATCAAGGTCAGCACTGACGCGCTAAATATTACCACGCTATCAACGACTGGCTTTGAGGAGCTTCGGCCAAGCGACCTGAGAAAGAATCCAGATTTGCCGGTTGAGTTCAATTGGCTTGGAGCGGCACCACCGATCACTACAGCAATGATTCCATCGGCAGAGCCTTACGCCGGAATCGCTGTCACGATTACACTCCCAAGTGCGGGCTCAATCCAAGGAACGGCGTTTGTCAAGGAAGTCGAGTTCCCGTCGCTCAAGCAGGGCGAAATCATGAAGGGTAAGTACGTTCTTCAGTTCGACGGCGACACCGATATCACTTTCACCCCAGCCTAATTAGGAGGCTATTTTGTTTTCACTAAAACAGCAGTACGGCATCAGCCTATCAACCGGCGAGAATAAGAAACTCAAGCAGTTTCAAATTCTTTTCGCTGGTGCTCTTGTCGGCTATTTGCCGTACGGAGAAAAAGCTCAGATCCAAGCGATCTTTCAGTTCCCACACGACAAGTTAAACGCAGCAGTACTTGCCAAGCTCGGCAAGGAAGCAGCAGAAGGCCAGGGGCTTGCCAGCGTAACGGTCGAGGGACCGGAACAGTACTCTCGGCAATTCGTCGAGCAAGTAGAAAAGGCCCTAGCACAAGAGGAGGCAGACGATGACGAGTAAACGCGATGCGTTTTTTGCTTTGGCGTCAAGGCCACTTCGAACGACGCAAACGACAATTGACGGCGAGGTGTTTACGCTTCGCGAATTGTCGGAGGCGGATGCATCGGAGATGGAAGTTGCGATGCAGTCCAAGGATGGCATATTCGAGTACGCACGGCATCGAATGCTGTTGGTTGCCTATAGCCTCATCGACGACGATGGGAATCGCATCGTCGATAACTGGGAGCAACTAAAGCCCGTGCCTAGGTCCATCGTCGGCAAGCTTTATGAGGCTTGCTTGTCGTTGTCGAAATACGACGAAAGCGAGATAAAAGACCTTGCAAAAAAATCAGAAAGAGCCGACGCCTGAGAACAGCGTTTAGGCTCTGCGAACGATGGGGAATCGCTGACCCGCTAGGATGGCTTGCAAGTCAACCGGCGGGCGTTCTTAATCAGTGGCTAGCATGGGAGACGGTGGAACCGATGGGTGAACAGTGGGCGCAAACCGCGAGGATCCTAGAAGCCCTGCTATTGCCTATTTACGCCAGAGCGGGCTCGGATGCTCCAAGTGCAAACGACCTTATGCCGGTTCGCTTTAGACGGCCAAAGAAGACGATTGCAAGCGAGATTAGAGCGGCCATCGAAAACGCCGAATCGATTGGCGATCAACTAAAGGCTTTCGGAACGATGGGAGCGAAGTAGCCATGGCTCAAACGATCAACGTTGCGAATATCAAGGTCGGCATGAACGTTGAAGGAGGGGAGTTCCTGCGATCTGAGATCCGCAGCATGAGCACGATACTAAGACAGTCGGAACCGACTCTGGATAAGTTCAAAGCTCAAATGGCCGTCTTTGAGCGGGCGCTGCGTGAGGGGGGTATAAGCATCACGCAATTTGTTCAGGCTGAAAACCATCTTATTGCCAAATACGGCGTTGCGACTCAGCAAACCGATCAGCAGACAGCAGCAACTAAGCGACTAGCACAAGCTAGCCAAGACGCATCTAGCAAGATAAACAACGAAGCTAGCGCGGTATCGTCACTCAGAAACGCCGCAATGCAATACATTAGCATTGCAGCAGCATTTCAAGCGGTCAAAAAATCAGTCAGCCTTGCTACCGAGTTAGAATCCACAAAGATTGCTTTTGAGGTGATGACGGGCTCGGCATCGAAGGCGGAGACGCTTATCAAGCAGTTTAAGCGGCTCGATGTTGAAAGCCCGCTGAACTACTCCGAGTTCGCAAATGCGGGCAAGGTGCTTATGCAATTTGGCGTGAGTGCCAGCGAAGTATCGACGACGATGAATCGACTTGCAGCGGTATCGCTTGGCAACTCTGAGCAATTCCAAAGGCTTTCACTTGCCTTCGGTCAAGTCCAGGCCAATGGCCGATTGATGGGGCAAGAAGTACTCCAGATGGTTAATAGCGGGTTTAATCCGCTACAGGAAATCAGCCGGACCACTGGGATTAGTATGGTCGAGCTGAAGAAGCGAATGGAAGACGGGCAGATATCCGCCCAGATGGTCTCGATGGCTTTCAAGACAGCAACGGAAGAGGGCGGGCTGTTCGCTGGAATGAATGAGCGATTGTCTCAGTCAATGGCCGGACAGTTCGCAAAGATGGAGGGCGATATCAAGGCGGCAGCGATCAGCCTGGGAAATGATTTGATGCCACTCATCAAGGAAACCGTAGGGCTCATTCGCTCAGGCTTTGGGACTTCAGAGTCGGGCGAACGCGGGCCATTCGCGGCTAATATCAAGGGTATTTCAGATTCATACACTTCGTTGTTTGCTGGAGTCGGCGCAGGATTTCAAACGCTAGGCCAAAGACTAAGCAAAGGCGACGTAGTATTTGGCACTGGCGAAGCAATGATGGCGGCTTTCAATGGCGTGCTAGATAAGAGCCAAGAAATCAAAGATGCCGAACTGGATCGCGAAGCGGCATTGATTAGGGCAGCAAACCAGGAAAGCGAAATAGCACAAAAGAAACAAGAGCAAGTTGCCGAAGCTAAAAAGCTAGCGGAAGCGGAAATGGAACGATCCAGAGCCGACAAAGAGCGACTAGACAAGCTCAAGGCGGAAACTGAGTTTCAGAAAAAGGCGGGTGATGAACTATGGAGCATGCGCGACCGGCTTAACAAGCTTACGCTAGGCGAGGATGAAGCAAGGCGACAGAAGCAAGCCCGCGAAGGCTACAAGCAGATCGACATCGAGCGATACGACGCAATGCTCAAGCTCATTGGGGCAGAAGAGGATCGCAAAAAGGCGATGGAAGAATCGCAGGCTATCGAGAAAGAAATGGTATCTGACAAGCAAAAGGCGATTGATGAAATTCGCAGGCTTCAAGGGCTTTACGATCAATTGTCGGTCGATCAGAAAACGGGCACGATGGGCCAAGCGAATCTTGCTAAGCAAGAACAGATTCGGCAGCGATTTGGCGAAAGTCAAAAAACTGAGGATCTCGCCAAGAACCTAGCCCCAGCAATCAAAGCAGGCTCAAAAGAGGCGGCAGCATTCTTGCTCCAACAAAACGCCGACGCAGCGGAAAAAGCAGAGCGGAAGAAATGGCAATCTGATTTGCTAAGTGAAACACGGCGGGCAAATGAGTTTGCAAAAGAGGCCCCAAGAATTCAATTTGCGAGGTAGTAAGTGGCAAACGAAATAGTAGGGACGGAACTTCGCAAAGGATCGGGATATTGCCGAAAGGGAGAGGGCTTTACCCTTGTATTCGGCGAGACGTGGAACTACCTAGTTAAGACCGATCAAGTTACATCGAGTCGGTATAGCGTCCTCTACGATACTCCAGGATTGCCAAAGGCAGGCTTGCTCTACGGGCCATTGCAACTAATTTGCGACGAGGTGAGCGGCGACCGCGATGAAGGGCATGCACTTTACTGGCGCATCACAGCGAATTTCAAAACGGGCCAGGAACAACAAAAGCAGAACTCAGAGCAAAACCCGAACCCGGCAACCTGGATTCCGTTTTTCAAAATTGATTCCTTTCTTACCAAGGAAAAGGTATTGCCGAAAGATCGATCCGCGACTCCAAAGGCTTGCGTAAACTCAGCGGGCACGCCATTCGATCAGCCATTGGTGACGACCTCTAGTCTTTGCCAGTTTTCGTTTGTGCAATTCGATAGCCCTTCACTGCTAATGAAGGATTTCTTGGAACGCAACGATACGGTTAATAACGCATCCTTCGACACTGGGCGGGAAGTACTAGCGGCTCGAACGATGCTCATTGAAGTGCAAGAGGCCGAACTAGGCACGTATGGGGGCTATCAGGCGTGGCGGGCAAAGTACAAGGTAACTTATGACCCGGACACGCACGACGAAAAGCGGGCGGACTTAGGGCCATTCTACCTCGATGCAGCAGACGGCAATAAACGCAAGCGATACATGGACGACACGGAGCATTTTGGAATCGTCGGCGCTCTCGATGGATCGGGCGGAAAAACAACCACGCCAGCAGAGCTAAATTTCCGTGCCAAAAAAGAGGCTTCATTCTCGTGGATAAGGATCTCCTAGGATGGCCGATGAAACACTCTACGCATTCAATTACTCAGACTCCGAAGCCCTTTTAGCGGGCATTGGAAAGAAACGGCAAGGCGGGCAGATCGCAAGCGATGCAATCAGCGACAATGCCACCTACATCGGCATCGCAACAACTGCGATCACAGCTAGGAGCGGGACAACCGTCGGAAGCGGGACGGCTCAACTAAAGTATACCGACAGCAGCAATGTACTTCAAAATCTTTACTCGGTGGCTGTCAACAATGCAGGATCAGCAATCGCAATCGGTGCTTACCTGAAAGTCTTTAGAGTTGGCAATCGATTTTTTGCAGTGGAGGTGTGCTAAATGGGATGCTTCGGGAAGTGCGGTTGTCCATGTTGCCTCGACGCTCAAGATATGCCCTTTACAAGCGTTTCGCTCATTGCCCCTACAGATAACTGCGAAGGAGGATTGGGTGGCTCAGGTGGCGATATTGGGGGCGTTGGCATCGGCGGTGGCGGGATAGGCCAGCAGTATCCATCGGCTAGCTTTTCGCAAGCCAACTGTTGCTTTGTTGCCAACTTTAATTTGGGTTGCCAGGATTACGTTAAAAACTGCGCGGTGTTGGCAACGGTTGATATGGACTATGGGCTAAACCTAGATTACTACCGAAACAAGGCCAGCTATATTCAGCCTGGAGGAACGCCAGATTGCCCTTGCGTCAAAGTGCAAACAAGCAGGATCGACAGTCATGTCAGGTATAAGGCTTGGTGGCTAGAAAGGCACAAGCTTATCGGAATTCAAATACATGTCGGCAAGGTAAACGTGACTTGCACTGGCGGGGAGCAAGCTTGCAAATTTTACGTTGCGGCTACTTATGTTTTCGAGACTTGCGAATTCATTTTAGGATGGTCTGGAGGGGCGTCTTTTTATCCAGAATATACAGTCGATCACACTTGCACGGGCGTCTATCGCAATGGGACTTGCAGCTACACGGGGACGAGCCAGTCGGCTAGCTCAGTAAACAATTGCAACGACCTAAAAGCAAGCTTCCCGGATCAGTATTGCACAGCTGGCCAACGAAGGTACTTCAGTCGGATCAAGCTGTACGATACTTTGCCTACCGGACAAATAACCATCACGAACGCAGATTTGCCCCCAGTGAGTTGCTGCAATGGCGCGACTGGATGCACAGTGACAGGAAGCCCTTGCGGGCTCAATCTCGATTCAAACTGCATGCCGAATCTACCGCAGTTTAGCGATTTGCTTTCTTTGGGTTGTCAGGGATACGCAAATGGGCCAGGCGAACCACCATATCCAGACGGATGCAGTGTTGTTTCGGGATGCCCTGAAGTGTTGACAAAAACAGCCGAACCCGACGGCATTTGCGAGTACTTTGCATTTGATTCAGCCAGCGGGTGCTATGAGCAAAAGCAACCGATCAACACAGCCCCAAGACCTGGACGCGATAAGCTGGTTTGCGGCTATTGCGACACTGAAAACGGGCGTACTTACTACGAATATCCTTTCGAAGAGATTTGCAACGCTGGAAACTTTTTGTGCTTAACGGGTGAATGCTGCTTGTCGCTAGAGGATCGTAACGTGCAGTTTTTGTGCAAAGAGTTTAGCGATCCAGATAACTCATTTTGTCGAGTAGACATTTCAAACTATTCTTGCTCAATAGGATCGGTCCAGCATTACACTGCTGGGGCTTTTTGTTACGCACTTCCAACAGTGACGATTCAGCTATCATGACAGAGCGAACAGTCCCAGTATTTAAACCGGATGGATCGCACAAAGGCGAGTCGATTACGCGAATGCTGTCGTTTTCAATTATTCAGCTAGTCAATCCTTGGATTGCATTGCATAACGGCTCTATACGCGATGCCATCGGGCTTGCAAACTGGGAATTGACGATTCCCCAATACGAATGCAATTGTCGGAGATTCTACGCCGATTGGAAAGCGGCCAACCCCCCTGACTTCACCTTAGCCGAAGCATTCTTCGCATGGGGTGTAGCATTGCACAACGCGGTGAACGCGAAGCTTGGCAAACCCGAGATCACGATTGAAGAAGCCTATTCCATTTGGAGAAAAACCGATGGCTTGGACGAGCAGGAAAATATCGCGGAACGTAGTTGAAATATCCATCGACCTAGTACGCAAAAAGGACTGGGAGCAATGGGTATTGCTTCGGTCGGACGTCCACCATGATAACCCCAAATGCGATCAAGACCTCGAAAAGCAGCATCTTGATGAGGCTCTTGAGTACGACGCTCCAATCATCGACAACGGCGACCTTTTTTGCGCGATGCAAGGCAAGTGGGACAAGCGAGCCGACAAGAACGCACTGAGGGAGGAGCATCGAGGATCGAACTACTTCGACCTGCTAGTCGAGACGGCTGCTAATTTCTACCGCCCCTACGGCTCACACTTCGCGGTGCTAGGAAAAGGCAATCACGAGACAGCGGTTACAAGCAGGCACGAGACTGATTTGACCGACCGGCTAGCGTCTAGGATGAGGGCCCACGGATCTAATGTTGAAGCAAGTGGCTATGGTGGTTTCGTCATGTTTCGATTTTGCGACCTTGCGTTGAAGGGCAAGAACACAAGCCAACCGAACGCGGTTAAGGATTCCAAGACGCTCTATCACTTCCACGGGACCGGCGGTGGCGGGCCAGTGACGCGGGGAACGATCCAGACTAATCGAATCTCGGTTTGGTGCCCGGATGCGGACATCGTGCTAACCGGCCACACGCACGACGAATGGAGCGTGACAATCCCGCGAATGAGGCTCAGTAACCAAGGGGAGATTTGGCAGGATGAACAATTGCATGTTCGAGCTCCGGGCTACAAAGACGCCTGGGGGGATTCTCACGCAGGGTGGGAAGTGGAGAAAATGCTAGGGCCAAAAGCAATCGGCTCGGCGTGGTTGCGCTTTTGGTGGGACTGGAGAACGGAACGGGTGAGGATCGATACCGTGAGGGCAAAATAGTGGACCTATTCGCCAAGCTACGCGATTCGCTGAAAGCGAAACACCCCACTATTTCGGTATCGGTCAGGCGATGCAAGATGCCCGAAAGCCTGCTTGGCGACTGCCTTCGGATGGATGGCTATTTCAGAATTCGGATCGACGCGAGCCGACCGGAGCAAGTCCAGTTAGACGCACTGGTTCACGAGTTCGCCCATGCAATCGCCTATTTGGAGTGGGAAAACACTGGGCAGCATGGGCCGCAGTGGGCTCAAGCTCACCTGGATTGCTACCGGATCTACGAGCAATCCGTGACCTAGCCAAAAAAACCACAATCTTTTTTCCCTGCGTTTTCATTGGCGAAACGCATGTTTTGGGAAAAACTTCGATATCTTTATCGGTAAACCTGTTGACCTTTGTTTGGCCGGTCGATAATATACACACGTCGGAAGCAAATGAGACGACCGACGAGAACCTAACCGGAGACGATGACAGATGAAGACCAAGACTCACGAAGAAGCAATCGAAAGCCATGTTGACTCAAACGTATTGATCGCAATCGACCAATCGGAGTCTTACGGCGGGCTTCGCGGGGCATTCGATGCCTTTCGCCAAAACACAATCGATTCGTGTATTGAGGACGGATATGACGCAGACGAAGCACTCGACGCGGGAAGTTTGTTTTGTGCAAAGTTCAACGAGGCTGCCGGCACGGAATTTTGATTGATGAGCCGGGAACGGCGAAACCCTTCGGGGTCTGGGTTTACTAACACTTTTTCGGAGGATGAACGATGGATGCGACAGCACAAAAAACAACAGTTGGAACCAAGGTTTGCACGGTCGGACGGCATGGGGCAAAGTGCGCCAGCCATTCGGCGATCTACACGGGTAAAATCTACGAGTCGGCAACACGCAAGGACGGAACGCTTGTCTGGTTGCTTAGTGGCACGTTTGGCGGAACTCGAACTGGCAAGGCTGGTCCTAGTGGCAAATTCGTCGCGGAACTCAAGGCGGCGGCTCAGTACGCCTGGGTTGACGGGATCAAGCAGAATCAGGTTTGCGAGTAGCCCCCAAGCCCCCACGCCGGGATGGGCTCCGGCTCAACACTTTTTTGGAGATGATGAACGATGAACAACACGCAAAGCCAACAGATGACCAAGCAAGCTATTGAGACAGTCCGGGCGTTTATGAGCAACAAGATTGCCCGATGCTACTTCACACATAACCACGATGAGGACACCGAAGGCCGGATTACTTGCTACTTTTCCGGGACGCTCGAAACGGGACCGTTTGGATTTTGGGTCCAGTTTGGTGGCGAGGTTGTCGCTGATAGCACTGTTGGCAATGGCGAGTTGCCGAGCTTCAAGATTGTCGAGCCATGCCAACGGGCAGCGGCAAGCTACCTCAACTACAACAGCTAACCAGCCGATTCGGCGATAGGAAATCACGATGGCAATCTACAACCCCAAGACAGACGTCGAGCTACTCGGCGACATCCGGACTACAGCTAGGGCGATCCGCGATGCGAACGACTCTTTGCCTACGCTGGATTTGATCGAGCTTCATCAGATCCAGCGACTGGAGAGCCTAGGAAACGCACTGGCGATCTACTGCAAGCTCCTCGGCGACCGGCTTGACGCTCGGCCAAGTGCGGCGGTAGTGCATCTGAGGGCTAGCCTGGAGGGCGAATAATGGATCGCAACATTGGACGAGGGAAGGGGTGCTATCGAGTGCTCGACAGATGGGGACAGGTTGTTTATCAGGGGAACCTCATTGACTATGCGATTAGGGCGGCGGAAGAAGGCTTTGCACTGCCTTACATCGAGTCAAAGCGTGGGCGCCGACCGGTTGTAGATGGCGAAGTCGGCAGATTCGGAGAAACGCTAGACTCGCTCAAGGAACGCATCTACGGGCCAGCGGTGGCTAGGTGACGCCTGAGGATCGGGCGATTACCGAATGGTACATCGAGAGACTAGGCATCAAAATCTACGACGCATCGCTGGAGGAAAACGAAGCGAAGCGGCAAGCATATCACGAAACAAAACGGGTCTTCGGTAGCGTTACCGAAGCGATAAAGCGAGAGTATTCGAAAGCGATTGGGAGTAATCATGGCAGGCAAAATTGATGGCGTACCGGACGGCTGGGAGTTGGTGCACGCGAACAGGTACGTGCAGAAAGGCGAGTATTATATTTTTCGCGATGGAGGAGTTGTCCGCTGGGCTGAGGAGTTTGAATCCACATCTGTCTACCCTATCATTCGCAAGATCGAAAAGCCCGCGAAGTATCGACCGTTTGGGAATGCGGAAGAATTTAAGCCGCATCGGGACAGGTGGGCAAGAGTCATCAAAGAGGACAATAATAGCGGTTGCGACCTAGAAGAATGGCTTGGCGACAGCCTGAAATTTCAGGCGCATAGCGAAAATGACGCGTGTGCTCCAGGTGGATGGCTAGCTTACGATCAGGCTTTCGAATGCTTTGTGTTTGATGACGACGGAACCCCCTTCGGAGTGCGAATCGATGAGTAATACCGTCAACGTCAACACAACCCAGCCTGCCCCTTGGGTGGCATTGGCACGCAAGGCGGCATCTGTCGAGGGCGTCGAGTGGTCCGCTTTCATCGGGCACGCAATGGTGGATCGGGCAATTGCGGTGCTCGGAATGAATCACGCCGAGACATGGTCTTCGCTACCCAGTCGCGGTAGAGGCAGGCCGGTTTACGATGTCGCAAAGGCTCCAATGGCTAAACGAAAGCGAGGGCGGAAGAATGCGTGAGTTTCACCTACTAGCCATTGTCAAGCGGCTCAACGGCGATCCCGATTCGATTACGAGGATCGCGCGTGCCTGGCACGAAAAAGACGCGGAGCATGACGGCGAAACAATCGGTTATTGGTATAGGCTTTTCGCCTACAACAACCCCATCAATTCGATGCTCGACGTATTTTTCGTAGGGCTTAACGACGATCCAGGAATACGGGCAGCAGCGGTACTGGCCGAAAGGCTTGAGGGCGGACTCAATCAAGGCAAGCAGCGATGGAAGGCTCATTGCGGGCCAATCGATGAGGATGACGCGGTACAGATCAGGATCGAGTTGGAAGTTTTAACCTTTTTGGAGGATTGAAAGATGGAGATTAAACTTGTCACCCTGATGAGATGGCGACGTGAGAGTCTAGAGCGGGTGGTCGCAAGCTTGAGCCACAATCGCGATACGCTAGCGGAAATGCCAGACGATGCCGACGTAAGGCGACTACGCGAAAAGGCGACGATCTGCCTGCTCAAGGTGCAGGAGTTGCGGGCGGAGATGGAGGAATTGATCGAAAACCTGGAGGCGAACCATGAATAAATTTGAAGCGTTGAAAGAGTTTCAAGGCTGGCCCGCTGATTGGCAGCGGTTGTGCGCGGAATACTGGATCGAGATGGGCGATGTTGATCCTAGGTTTGTTTTGGCGTTTCCGAAACAAGCTGAAAAAACCCCCCTTGAGTCAGTGTCTCCGCTTTGGATACTCGATCAGCCTAAGGCGGAGAAGGTGGCGGAGAAGGTGGCAGCAAAGACATCGCTTATCTTTACCCATAACAGGCTGTCAGTAGAGCAATTAGAAAAAGATGCTCTTGATAGCCTGATCTATCAGCAGTTAAGCAACACAGCGATTGCGAAGGCGATGGAGAGTCGATGGCCTTTTCGCAGAACCAAAAAAGCGTGGGAGCAACTGGCTCGTGAACGAAGAAAGCTTAATAGCGGAAAAGGCGGTGCAAAATAATGGAAACCCTACTTTTTCTAGCCGGTCTCATTCTTGGTTGCTCGTTCGGATGCGGCCTAACTTTATGGGGGCTCATGCATGATTGACGCAGCTGAAGTCTGCCGAGCATTGTTTGCCGGTGGTTGTGTTGCGATTTTACTTACTATTTTTTCAGAGGTGATTTATGGAGAGTGACTATTACGCAATCAAAGCCATCTCGCATTCGATGCTAAGCTGTCTGGCCCAAAATCCGATGGAATGCAAAATGCGATACGTTGACGATCCGACGACGCTACCGCCGAAAGACTCGGCAGCGTTTGCTATGGGCCATGCGGTTCATTGCTTGGCGTTTGAGCCAGGCAAGTTTGATGAACGGTTTGCGGTTGCTCCAAAGATTGATCGGCGAACTAAAGAGGGAAAACTGCAAGCTTTGCTTCTCGAACGCGACAACCAAGGAAAGACAGTATTGACAGTCGAAGACTACGCCGACGCAGTAGCTTGCGTCCAGGCACTAAATAACCATGCTGACTTCGCAACGATCATGCAGCAACCTAAGCGGGTTGAAGTGCCTTTCGAGTTCGATCTATTCGGGCATCGCTTCAAGGCCAAGCCAGATTGTATTGTGGACTCGATGCGGTTGATCCTCGACATAAAAACAACCGACGACGCAAGCCCTCACAGGTGGCAATGGTCGGCGGTGGACTATGGCTACCATCGGCAGGCTTTTATTTATCAAGGGGCGGTAGAGCTTTCGCACGCCAACAAAAAGCGCGTCGATGAAAGCTATCGATTTATCTTTGCCGTTGTCGAAAAGCCAAAGCCGTCAACCAGAGGCATACCGCCAACGGTGGCCTTGTACGAGCTTGACGCTGACACGATGCGAATGGGGGCTGAGGATACTTTTGCACTCGTCCAAGAGTATGAGCGACGGATAGAACAAAACGATTGGCAACAACCTTACAGCAGCGGGATTGTCCCGTTGCGGTTGCCGAGGCGAAGGGTTTACGAGGGAGAATAAGCGATGACAAAAACAACGACAGATCAACCAGCGGCGGCGGTAGTTCAACCGCCAAGCGAACAGGCCAACACAGGGCTCATTGCGGCTCAACAGCAAGTGATTGAAGTGGGTTTCGGGAATTCCGAGTCCTACGCACTAGCCAAGCGGGTCGGAACGATGTACTCGGAAAGTACGATTGTGCCAGAGACGTACCGAAAGAACATTGCTAATTGCATGATCGCGGTGGAGATTGCAAACCGGGTCGGGATGCCCGTCATTATGGTGATGCAAAATCTCCATATCGTTATGGGCAGACCTAGCTGGTCCAGTCCATTCCTGATTGCGATGACCAACAATTCCAGGCGGTTCACTCCTCTTCGGTTTGAGTGGATCGGGGAAGAAGGAAAGGATTCCTTTGGTTGCCAGTGCTACGCTAAGGACAAGGAGAGCGGGGAGGTTTTGACAGGTTCTCCGGTTACGATCGCGATGGCGAAGGCCGAAGGATGGTACGGCAAGAACGGATCAAAATGGCCGACGATGCCAAAGCAAATGTTAATGTACAGATCGGCGGCTTTCTTTGTTCGGATCTACGCTCCGGATTTGTCGGTAGGCTTGCATACTGTCGAGGAGCAAGGGGATATCATCGACGTTGAATCCAGGCCCTTAAACCGCGTTGCACTTGGACGCAACGAACTGCCGGCCATAGAGGGTCCAGCAGACTAGCAAACCATCGAGCTAGCGGGCCGTTTCCATTTTCACTACGGAGTACTCGCTAGCTTGATTGCCCCGGAAGTTATTGCGGCGGAACACGCCATTACGCGCCTCTTGGGGTGAGCGAGTGTCGGGCGATGGTTCGAATCCATCTCGGGGCTTTTGCTGGTGCCGTCCAGCGGCCAAAGCGGAAACGTGAAGGCACAAAAAGCGGAGACAGCCGGAAAGACGGCAAGGATCGGCATTGAGCGAGCCTAGCGGCTTTGGCGGGTTTAAGTCCTGCCCGATCCTTTTGCCGAACCACTTCGGGGCGGCGTAATGGAGGTTAACTATGATCGAGGTCCTACTATGGTTTTTCGTGCTGGTTGTCTTTGTTTGTGTTGTTGCGTTTATGTTTGCATCGTAGGTTGCAAGTCGCAGCCTGTGCGGTACGAGATTATTCAAGTTTACTAGGAGTTTTACAATGACGGAAAAGATCGAAGCGTTTTGGGTTAATGCAACTGCTGATGATGTTGTTAGGGTGATGAAGGGCGAGACGGTTGAGGCTAGGTTTCGGGATGTAGCCGATCAAGCCTGGGGCGATTGCTTCACGCTAATCGGATGGGTTAACGAGCAACGGCATCAATGGAGGTCGGCTGAGGCAGGCGGAAGGTGGAATCTTTGCCAAGTCTACCGCGAACCCTCCTGGTACTCCAACAAGCCCGTTCCGGGGCCTGGTTACAGGTTGCTGGAGAAGTTTCCCGATGAGCCAGTCATGGGCGGTGATTTTGCTTGCAACTCCGATAAGACGTGGACGGAGCTATGTCCCGAGTGCAATCCTACGCAGCGTGCGAGAATTTGGTATCGCCGACGCATCGAGCCGGTGGAGACAAGCCCCCAATTTGACAGGCGTGTGTCTCTCCAAGTCGGAGATCGCGTCCGGCATCCAAGCGGCTTCCTTGTTGTAGTCACAAAGAAAGGATTTGAGGTATCGCAATGATCGACTTTGCATCAATCACCAAGACCATCGACGGATACGACTGCCACTACTTTGGCCAGCGTAATGTTTTTGAATGGCGAGTCCACTGCATGGCGGTTTGGAGTCCTGATTTGGGCTCACATGAAAGGTGGTATGACGATCAGGGGCAAAGGCTTACGTTTGTCGGCGGGAGGGTTGTAAGGTCAGCAAACAAAAAATTTAGGATTGTGGAGGCGGGAAATGCCAAATGACGACGATGAAATTCAAGTCTGGCGCGTTAGCCCAGACGAGGATGGCAAAAATAATCGAATCGTTTTCGACGACTCAGACGAAGCGATTCAGTACGCTCACGAGGTTCTAGACGCCTTGTGGAACCGGCTAGGATCTGAAGACGATGAGGACTGCGAAATTCTTACCATCGAGCAAACGAGAATGACGAGGGGCGAATGGCGGGCGATTCAAAAAAAGAGCGAGGAGAACGATGATGAATAAATGGGAAAAAGGCCAAGTCAAACTGGCCAATGGAGAAGATGCGTTTATTGACGCGATCAACGAGGGGCAGGAGGACTGTCGGTACACCGGGCGGGCTCGTAATCACGCAGGAGACTGGATATCGGCTGGATGGCACGCCAACGGGCGGTACATGTTTGCGCACACGGATCACGGATGCAACCTATCCCCACCGCAGAAGAAAACGTTGCGGGTGAAAAGGTGCCTAGTAATTCGCCAGAACGGATTGATAAGCACTTACGCCGATAGGCAAAAGGCAATAGCGGTAGAAGAAAACATTTTCGCCGTCATCGAAATCAATCGCGAAGTCACAGAAGGGGAGGGGCTATAATGATCTACATTTACAAAGCCGAGTTGGTTCGCGTCGTCGATGGCGATACGGTCGACCTAGTTATCGACCTGGGATTCGACACATCGCGCAAAGAGCGTTTTCGGCTCTACGGCATCGATGCACCTGAAATGAATACCGCTGAGGGCAAGGTAGCCAAGGCGTGGCTTGAGGATGCCCTGATGCCCCTTGAGGCGATCTACGTTGAGACGATCCAGCTAGAGACCAAGGCCAAGCGTGATAAGTACGGGCGTTTCCTGGCGGTGCTTTACGGCAACATCGGAGACCTTCGGGCAAACCTACCGCCGAATCCTCTTGCTCTCGAATCGATCAATGCCCAATTGATCGAAGCAGGCCACGCCAAGGAAAGGTACTGGTAATGAACCCCTATGACCCCCACAACGCCGACGAAAGCCAACTCGACCGGATCGAGCGTAAACTGGATAACCTCGAAGGATCATTCCTGTTGACAATCCTACTTGGGGCGGCGTTCACGGCGATAATCTTTGTGTTTTTTGAAACGGTTCTGCCTAGGTGATGTTTTAAGTTTTAATTTTTTTGAGGTTAATCATGAAGTACGATGAGTTTATTCGGTCAAAAATGCCGGTGGTTCAAGACGATGGGTTTGTCCCTGAGTCCCCCTGTCCCGATTGGTTTAAGCCTCACCAGGTGGTTTGCGTCGATTGGGCGATCAGAAAAGGAAGGGCAGCATTGTTTGAGGCTTTCGGGCTTGGTAAGACGGTCCAACAGTTGCAGCTAGGGAAATGGATACACGAAAAGACGGGCGGCAAAGTCCTTTTTGTTGCCCCCTTAGGAGTGCGTCAAGAATTTACCCGCAACGATGGACCAAAGATGGGAATGGAGGTTGTTTATTGCCGGACCGATGCGGAGGTTGATGCTTGCGATTCGCCCTACGTTATCACTAACTACGAGCGGGTTCGAGACGGCAATATAGACCCGGCAAAGTTTGAGGGTGCGATGCTCGACGAAGCTAGTTGCTTGCGATCTTACGGGACTAAAACTACGCAGCAATTCGCTATGCTATTCAAGCAGATCCCCTATCGGTTTGTTGCAACGGCAACGCCATCGCCTAACGACTTCATCGAGCTTATCAACTACGCCGATTTTCTTGGCGTAATGGATCGAGGGCAGGCGATGACTCGATTTTTTCAGCGCGACAGCAAGAAGGCCGGGAACCTTCAGCTGTATCCTCACGAGGTCCATCGGTTCTGGTTGTGGGTTGCATCCTGGGCGGCGTTTGTAAACTCTCCGGGGGACCTAGGATTTGACGACGAAGGATACTCGATGCCAGAGTTAAACGTACACTGGCACGAGGTCAAAGGCGATCAGGGCCAGCCTGGGGACTACGTCGATAGCAGAGGTAACGCGATGCTATTCCAGCTACCCGGAGGCGGAATCAAGCACGTTGCTAAGCAGCGACGGAAAACGAAGGATACTCGCATTGATAAAATGGTCGAGATCGTCCAGCAAGATCCGGATGAGCATTGGCTTGTTTGGCATTACCTGGAATCCGAACGCGAAGCGATCCAGAGGGCCATACCGCACAGCAAAGCGGTTTACGGCTCGCAAGAGCTTGACGAGCGGGAACAGATCGTAGGCGACTTTGCCGATGGTCGGTTGCAGATCCTAAGCAGCAAGCCTGAGCTGCTTGGTAGCGGTTGCAACTTTCAGAGGCATTGCAATCGAGCAATCTTTATAGGGCCAACTGACAAGTTCAATGACTTCATTCAGGCGGTGCATAGAATACAGCGATTCATGCAAACCAAAACGGTTGAGGTGCACATCATTTTTGCGGACACGCAATTTGATACTGTGATGACTATGCGGAAAAAATGGGAACGCCACAACGAGCTTTCGCAACGTATGCGAGAGATCATCCGAGAGAATGGTTTAACTGGAGATCGATTAAAAATGAAATTCCAACGTGGTTTAGGTGTGCCAAGGGTCGAGGTTAGCGGAGATCTTTACAGAGCGATCAATAACGATTGCGTAGCAGAGCTGAAAGAATGGCCGGATCAGTGCGTAGATGAGATCGTCACCTCGATTCCGTTTAGCGATCACTACGAATACAGCCCGAACCTTAACGACTTTGGCCACAATCAGGGCGACGATGGATTCTTCGCCCAGTTCGATTTCTTGGTTCCTGAGTTGTGGAGGGTACTCAAAGACGGTCGAGTTGCTTGCATCCATACCAAGGATCGGATTCAATACGGCACGATGACGGGAAATGCGATGTACTCAGTCAATGAGTTTAGCGATAAGACTGTGGCGGCGTTCAAGCGGCATGGGTTTATTTACATGGGCCGGATCGTTATTGATACAGATGTTGTTCGAGAGAACGCGCAGACGTACCGATTAGGCCACACGGAGAATAGCAAAGACTCAACGAAGATGGGATGCGGCTCGACCGAGTTTGTTTTGTTGTTTCGCAAGTGGGATGCGTCGATGAGTCCGAACCAAACTGCAAACGGCCCGGACCCGGTGACAAAAGACAAGGCGGAATACTCGAGGTCTCGATGGCAGATTCACGCTTGCGGGATTTGGCGATCTAGCGGAAACGAACTTGTCTCGCCTGCGATGCTCGAAAGCTTTACGACATCTGAGGTGTATCATTGGTGGCGTAAATACGCCAAGGAGAATCGGTACAACTACAGAGACCATGTAGCGTTCACGGAGGCGGTTGAAAAGGTTGGTAGGCTTCCGGCGTCGATGATGCTTTTCGCTCCGGTGTCTAAAAACAAAGACGTTTGGACGGACATTATCAGAATCAAGACGCTCAACACAGAGTTAAGCCGAAAGACTTCGGAGAATCACGTATGCCCCCTGCAGCTTGACGTTATCGAGCGATTGGTCGAAAGGTACAGCAATCCCGGCGATGTTGTACTTGACCCGTTTGGGGGTGTTCACTCAACGCCATATCAGGCAATCAAGATGGGACGCAAAGGATGGGGGATTGAGCTAAATCCAGACTATTGGAAATTCGGTGTAGCGTTTTGCGAAAGAGCGGAAAGGCAAATGACGGCTCCAACGCTGTTTGACCTGACGGAATTAGATACGGTCGACGCCGACGCGGTAACGATTGAATAAAGCCAAACAGGCTGGTCCACCTCGGCAATGGTGCTTGCTCTCTAAGCATGCATCCAGCCAAACGACTGGTGCGCGGTACGAGCCTGACTAATCATCTAATCGACCGTCGGCAAGCGGGGACTCTAACCTCCAACCGTTTGCCCAGGGCCGTCGGTTCTAACGGGCGGGCGGCTCTTTTACGCTCCGAGTGGGGCGGTTTAACTTAAAAGGAAATATGATGGCAGAATCAAAATTTACTAAGGGGCCGTGGAAGGTTTTGCACTATTCCGGTGCATGTCGAGTGAGGACGATAGTTGCTGGATGCAAAGAGCTAGCCGTTGTCCGCAATGCCCATATGCACCTCGCAGAAGTTGAAGCCAACGCCGAACTTATGGCCGACGCTCCAAGGTTGCTGGAGGTACTCGATACGCTTTACGATTGCATCGATCACGAAAAGTTACTCCCTAGTCAATTAGATGATTATCATCGGGCTAGGGAGTTACTGGCAAAACACGGCGGCTAGATTGTTCGGTGGTCTTAACTGAGGGCTGGATTATGGCCGGTGATTGGATCAAGATGAGAACGGATCTCTATCGAGACCCAAAGGTGTCGGTTATGGCCGATTTCCTTATGGACGAAAACGGCGATTTGGCGGCGTATGTGGACCAACATTGCCAGCGTAACATGACCGTAACGCGTAACGTAACGCGTAACGCTTGCGTTGGCGCGTTGTTATCGGTGTGGGGCGTCATGCGACATCGAGGCGTTCGGATCGACGACGATTTGGTTTGCATGGGTGTTGGTCTTTGGGTGCTCGATGACATCGCCGACATGCCTGGATTTGGTAACGCGATGAAGTCTACCGGCTGGGTGCAGGAAAACGATCAGGGGTTGATTTTTCCAAGGTTTTTCGACGAATACAACGTCGAGCCGGACGGGAAAAACAAGAGCAAGAACGCCGAAAGGCAGGCCCGGTACAGGGAGCGAAAACGAACCCCTACCACCCCTGAAAGTAACGTAACAAGTAACGTAACGCGTAACGTAACTGTTACTCCTAGAATAGAGGAGAGTAGAGAAGAGGATACTCACACACACACACTCCCGCTCGACGATCCAAATGCATTGATAGGACAAGACGTAATCGTTCCAGACCATCTTCGAGAGTGGTTCATCCGATGGCTGGATTGGCGATGGCACGATTCAGGCAAGAAACCCCCCGCAACGCTCCAACAGGTCTGGGTTCACGATCTACTTACCAGGGGCAAGGAAAAGGCGATCTTAGATCTACGGTTCTCGATCAGGAAGCAAGGCAAGAATCTTTTGGACTCCGGAAACGATTTTGAAAAGAACGGCAGCAACAAGACGGGCCAAGCGGCGGTGACCCAAACCGGCAGAAAGCTATCGGCAGCGGAAAAGACGGCTCAACTACTGGAGGACGTTAAAAATGGACGTGTCTGAAAATCGAGTGTTTTTTCTGGAGGTTGCGTTGGTGCACTTCCCAAGCCTTAATACCTATTTGACCAACTCGACATCCAACATGCTTGCAACGCTTGACGCTTGGTCAGTAACGCTCAGGGACATATCGACCGAAGAGGCTATATCGGTTGTCTACCGATGGAGTAGAGACGAATTGCCAAGGCCATCATTTTACGAGCTAGGCGATTTTGCCCTGCATCTGCGCGGCGTCGTCATGCGAGATCGGGCGGACAGTCGGCAAGCGATCAGCCTTGACACTATGAAAGATCGAGAGACGCAAACAGGATCTTACACCCATGTTAGCCTCAAGCCGTTTATGGCTCGAATTTGGGCGTCTGGTGATGCATACCGGGCGGGCACTATCACTAGGAATCAACATGACCAAAACACGAAGCAAGTATTGACCGATCACGATGCCGAATATCGAAAGGCGAACTTGCGATGACAACCGACGAAACCCGCAAACTCCAAGACAAAGTGTACTGGCTCGAATTGCGGATCAGATTACTACAGGAAAGAAAAAAGGGACTACGGCAATGGATCACGAAACTGACAACAAAGAACCATCCAGCACGGAGGGCGGCAAAGTGAAATGGAGCGACGAGACCAGAGGCGGATTTTGGGTGCGAGGCGTTGAGCCAATAGACAGGCAGGGCGAATACTGCGATCTTCGCGGGCAAGTAGGCAATCACATCATCTTTCCACCCAGCGATGATCCTACCGACTGGACTTGGGAGACTTGGCGAAGTGATGGGCGGTATACAGATAAAGAGAGCATTTTTGATTTAATTGAGGTGCAAGGTGAGTAAGTTCAAAGTTGGCGACAAGGTTTGGGTTTTGTGTGAGGTGGACACGGATCGTTCCTTTGCATCGTTTCTTGATGTCACATATCAGGGGCTTATTTTCTTGGCAAGAAAGGACGACTGCCGACCTGTCGAACCGGACCAAGACGATCTCCCAGTCGAATTCAAAGTCGGAGATAAAGTTGTTTCATGGTCTGGGCGTCAAGGTATTGTCGAGGCAATCAACGAGATCGAAGGATTCCCGATCACGGTGAGGCATTCGATTCGAGAACAGGTTTCGTACAAGCTCGGCGGCGTCAAGCATGATGATGATCCTGTCGAACCGGCCAGCTGTCCAAAAATCCCGGATAGTGCGACCGACTCAATCAATCCTGCCCACTACAAGCATCTCCCCGCAGAGGCGATCGATATAATCATGGCGGCGATAGCCAAGGCTCCCTCAAACGGGTCCGCATTCCTTCAAGGGCAGGTAATTAAATACTTGCTTCGATGTTGGTCCAAAAAAGGTATCGAGGATCTTCGAAAAGCGAAGTGGTACTTGGATCGATTGATTGAGGGGGTTAGCAAATGATTTACTTAGGCATTGACCCAGGGCCGGTCGAAAGTGCGTTTGTTTGGTGGGATTCGGAATCGGAAAAGGTTATCAGGCTTGAATCGATTCCGGCGTTTCGGATCTATACATTCACGCTCAAAGGATTGCTTCGCGAAGTCGATCACGTTTCGATAGAATGGATCGAGTGTTTCGGCATGGCAGTCGGCCAAGAGACGTTTCGGACAGTGGCCGGCATTGGCTGGTTTGCGTCACTCATGGCCTATCACGATAGGCCACTTCGCCTTGTCCCCCGTCGAGCGGTCAAGATGCAACTATGCAATTCGATGAGGGCCAAGGATGCCAACGTAAGGCAAGCCCTTATCGATCGCTTTGGGCCAGTTGGGACCAAGAAAAAACCGGGCAAGCTCTACGGCGTAGCCACTCACTTTTGGGCGGCGTTAGGCGTGGCGGTGTACTCGGCGGATGTATTTGACCCCGGGCAATTTTGGATCGAGGATTTAAGAAACAAGGCAAGCAAATGACCAAACGCAAAAACATAATCCAACCTGCCGATGTTTGGGCGGTCTGGTCTAAGATTGCCGAGGCGAAAGGCTGGACGATGGCACACTTAATTTTTGAGGCCGTAAACCATCGCCACAGGCTCAACCAAGAGCGACCCGGGCGAGGTCGGCCAAAGTCCAAGCCGGTGGCGCGGAAGCGTAGGAGGGGCAATAGATGACGTTTATTCCAGGGCACTACAGCACGGGCGTACCGATCAATCACCAGCCACTCATGCCTTCTGCGCCGACGAGCCACAGAGTCGGCACCTGGGAGCGGATCGAAGTGATGAGACTGCGGGCCGAAGCGGGCGAAGAGCTTTGGCACCCGGACGACGAGCGGAATTTTGCCGATCCGGCTCAACACGCAGCGATGAAAATTGAGATTAATCGATTGTTTAGGCGCAAAAGGGGCGGTTGACTTTTTAGCCAGTCTGTGCGTCAATGATGCGACCTAATTAGGAGGGTTGCATTGTGAAACTAGATGGACTTTTGAAATCGAAGCGGTTTTGGCTTTCGGCGGCAGCAGTTGCGGCCATTCTTTTGCAGGACCGAACCGGATTGTCGGCGGACCAAATCACCAACGTTGTTTTGGCCATTGGGGCTTGGGTTGTTGGCGACTCACTGAGGCCAGTCGATCCGAAGCCGGAGGTGGTCAAGTGAGCCGATTGAAACTATCAGACCGACTCGCAGCACGCCGAGCAGCCAGGGAAATTTGGATCGCCAGCAAAACCGACGCCGAAGTTGCCAAGCTAGTCAAGCAAGCGGTCGAAGGCGACGAGGACGCGCAGCGGTTGCTTTTTGCAACCCACCCAGAAATGCCGATGGGCATTGACCCGGCTACGTTGTTTTTGCTCATCGAGATCGCGTTGAAACTTTGGATTTGGTGGCAGCAAAACAAGGTCGAAAAGCCATCGGAATTGGTCGATTCTAGCGAACCTTTTGACGACGACGAATAACCCCTCGCCAACCCGAACTTTTCCGACTGCCCTTAGCTTCGGTGAGTTGGCAGGGGATTGAATGGAGTGATGATGGCCGAAAAGCAAGATAACTCGAACCTAGTGACGCTGATACTTGTCGGCGCGGCCATCTGGTTTGTTTCGACGCTCAAACCAAGGGAAGGGGGTGATTCATCTACTGGGGTAACGGCAGTTGTAAAATCGACGATGCCGAATATCCGCGAAGCATACAGGTCGGCGTTCCTTGAGGCGGCAAAACGCATCGAGGACGGCACGATTAAAGACCAAGAAGGCTGGACGGCATTTATCAAAGCCAATGCTGGAGCTAAGCAGCGCGAGGCATTGGACGCGGTTTATCAGGCCATCGATAAGCTTGACCTGCCTGCGTCGTTTGTGGGTAAGGAAAAAGAGATCGCGAAGATCAATCGGGATATTGGAGGTGCGTGGTGATGCACGGACGTTTAGACCACACGCGAATCAACATCGACGTAAACCGAAATCAAACCGACCTCGACCAAGATCCTCGCGGCGACGGGCTATTCTCGTCACAGCAAAAGCCGTGGGCGATCCGTCGAGGAATAGGGCGGGTGATTGTCGGTTGCCTAGCCTGGGGTGTTTCGGTGTTAACGCTTGGGATCTTTATCGCGGAGAGGCTTTTTGATGCCGATTGATTCCGTTTGGACGGGTTACAATCCAGAGCTTGAGGATCGGCTGTTTTTACAATCCGGTTCTTACGCTTTGCCCTTCACGCTTAGAGACTACCAAGTCCCAAGCGAGATCGATCCTCGAGCGTTTATCCGCCATGACGACCAGGGGAACATGGGAAGCTGCGGCGGGCACGGGAACACGAATACCGCCGAGTATGTTTGGGCACTGGCTTACGGCTCATTTTCAAATGACCGGCAATTCTCGCGGCTTTTTGCCTACCTCGAAGCTCAGCGATTCGACCGACTATTAGGTCGCGACTCAGGATCTACGATCAGTGGCGGGTTGAAGGTAGCCAAGGAAGTTGGCTATCTGCCTGAGTCTGAATTGCCTTACCGCACTCCCTACCCGGCGAATGCATCGACACTAATTACCGATGCGATGCGGGCCAAGGCAAGCCCGTACAAGATCCGTTCACATACTTGGCTCACGTCTTACGACGAGCTTTTTAAATACTTGTCCAGCGGGGCCGGTGCGGCGTTCGCTGGCACGCTTTGGAATAATAGCTTCTACGCAAGTAGCGGCATCTTGGAGAAAGTCTCGCTCAATGGCGGCGGCGGACATGCTTATTGCTTCGCTGGATACTCGACGCGAAAAGACTCGTCAGGGCGGAACTATATCTGGAGGAAGAATAGCCACAGCAACGACAATTGGACCGAGGTTTCGCCCAAGGTGCTCGATCAGCTGTTCAGGCACAACTACACATCGATTGTTGGGATGAGCGATCTAGCTATTCCAGGGCCGCGCAAGATTTCTTGGATGAAGGATAGGCCATTGGAATGAATGAAAGGTCTTTAGGTATGGCTTTACTTGTTATCGCTGGATTGTTTTGGTGGATGGCTCCGGCAGTCAAGCATAATCCTACGCAATGCGATATTACACCAGATTCATCGGCGTTGATCGAGGAATTGGCAACCGTCCAAAAATCCTGGATAGTTCAGCCGGATCATATTCCTGACGGCACGAAAATGATTGAACCACAGCCAAGCCCAAGCGACAAGCCACACGAAAAGCAAAAACGTGAGTTGCTCATTTTCGTCTCCAAGAACTGCCCGCCATGCGAAAGATGGAAGCGTTGCGAAATGCAAAAGTTCATGGATTCAGGGTGGACGGTGGGAATTGTCGAGGTTCATTCCTACGGACTTACGCCGACTTTTGAGATCGAAGCAAACGGCAAGAATCAGACGCTAAAAGGCTATGCGTCGTTTGAACAGATCGTGGAGGCGATGCGATGATGTTTCTATTGGCTCAGATGACAAGCAACGACACGACCGTCATAGCAGTCGGAACAGCGATTTGCGGCGGGCTTACTTCTGCTGTGATTTTTTTGTTCAAGCTTTTTGTCGACGACCGGAAAGAATGCAAGGAAGACAAAAAAGCCCTTTGGATTGAGGTATCGGCATTACACGCCAAGGTGGCCACGCTACTGGAGGGCAAGAAGCATGAGTAACGCACTAATCGACGAGCTTTCCAAGCCTGAATACTCAAGCCTGAGCGACCAAGCGGCGGCGGATAGGATCAATGCCAAGACTGTGACGATTCGCAAAGCCGTTGACCTTTGGATGGTCGAGGAACATGCAAGTCGAAAAGGTTATCGAGCAAAGCTAGAACGGGCATCGAAAACAGAGGGGCATCCCTGCCAGGAAGTCGCGTTGAATATCCTGGCCTACATCAATTCAGCGCGGCTCAATACTGTGGACATGGACCTAGCGGACACTCAGCTAATGATTGGGGCTATGGTCCAGTGCCAATTCGCTACGCAAGCGATGGCTAACGAATTGCTAGCCCTAGCTAATCAAACAATCAGTTGGACTGAATCGGTAGGCTTGTCGACCGCAACGCCTGGAGCGGTCAGAGTCGCTAGAGAATACATGGGAACGAGGTAATGGCAACAGTAACAAAAACATCTCCAACATTTACGCAGATTTACGCTCCCGCGATCCTTTCCGACTCATCGCTTGGGACGTTGCAGACCTTGGATTTAACTACCAAGATCGGAGCAACGCTGCTTGTATTTATTGGTCGCAGGGCATCGACCACGCCAACAAGGGCGGGCTATGTTGCGATCCGAAATAGCAACAACAATGCAGTAGTTTTTCCTTCTCAAGTCTTTGACGTTGTTGGCCAAGGTCCAACTACAGCAGCAGCAGCAACAACGCTCTCGGCCAACGCTTCGAGCGGTGCTAGCACGATCTCGATCACAAGCGCGACAGGCTTCGCGGTAGGCGATACGATTTGCCTGTCCGAGTCTGGAGGGGCTAGATTGCAGTTTGCGAGGGTTGCGGGTCTAAGCGGAACCACACTCACACTCGAAAGAAACCTTCGGGCGGCAAGCAACAGCGGGGACACCGTTTCAAACCTCGCGGACGCTAGGCGGATCTACATTCCTGGCGGCGATGTTTACGAAATCCGAACAGTGAATTTTAGCGGATTGGCTTTAGTTTTTGAAGTCGAGGCGATCATCGACAACGGAGAGACGATTACTTAATGTTTGCCTACTACCCGCCGGAATGGGAAAGTCTGCAAAACCGAATTGTCGGTCGGTGGTGTCCGTCTTTTACTGGTGCTACCGGCTTGCAGCTGCCGGACACGATGGGCCGGAATCATGGCGTGTTGACGAACATGGACCGCAATACGGCGTGGGTTAGTTCAGAACAAAAAACATCTTTGCTTACGGCCAATGGTGGATACATAAGGGCAAGCAGGCCGCGAGGCTTTTTGCTTAGTGATTTTACAATTTGC